AATTCCGCCATCAGCGTGACTCTCTCGTCCAATGATACACTCCGCTCCCAGGTCTCCAAGCAGGTCCACAACTGTCCAATAATCGAAGTCGAGTCCTGACTGGGCGTAGGTGAAAAGGACATATCTGCGGTTCTTGAGGTGAAAAGCGCTTGGCATGTCCCAAAGAGGAAAGTCCCGTGGAAAGTAATATTATCCACGGGACGAAGGGACAAGGGACACCCCCAGGCTATATAAGCCCAGTCCCCCCTTCGTAAATCGCGCAACCCCGCACCATGCCCTTCCCCAACGATGGCGTACCGAAGAACAGTGAGGCGCGCCCCCGCACGCCGTCGCCCCACCCGAAAAAGCTCTTACGGCTCGCGATACCGCCGAAGTTACACCGGGAGGAGGCGTTCCACACGCCGCCGAACAATGACGAGAAAGCGGGTCCTCAACATAACAACAACGAAAAAGCATGACACCATGCTGTCGTGGGGCAACCTTGCCACCGATAGCTCAGATGGTTCAACAACATACCACGTAGGACAGCAGCTCCTGAAGGGAGGTCGCACCTACATCATCCCATGGATTGCAACAGCAAGGGACCTCACCAACTACCCCTCGGGCAACCTGTCAAGTTCAGCGCAGACGGCAGCTCGAACCGCAAGCTTGGTCTACATGCGAGGACTCAAGGAAAGGGTCCAGGTTCAGACTAGCAGCGGCCAGGCATGGCAGTGGCGTCGTATCTGTTTCCGTCTCAAGGGTCCCAACATTTACATCAACCAAGTTGACAGTTCCCGACTATGGACCGAGACTAGCAGTGGCTGGATGCGCACGGTCAATGACTGGGGTAACTCTACCCTAGCGCAGTATATCAATATCCCGCTCTTCCAAGGCACCCAGGGCGTGGATTGGTCGTCTTACTTCACGGCCAAGACATCTAGCGACCTCGTAACTGTCGTATACGATAAGACCCGCATCATCAGTAGCGGCAACGCTAACGGAGTTATGCGAAACTATAACCACTGGTTCCCAATGAACTCTAATCTGCAGTATGCAGAGGATGAGAATGGCTCCGGAGAACTCGAGTCAGCCATCTCCACTGGTGGCACTAAAGGAATGGGAGACTACTACGTCGTCGATTACATTGCTGGAGGAACTGGTTCAACCACTACGGACGTTCTCTCGTTCGAGCCTCAGGCTACTCTGTACTGGCACGAAAAGTAACCAACTTGCCAGTGACCTCAACAAAATGGCATGCAGTCTCCATCCAGACCCAGTCGATTTCATCCCGCTCATGCTGGATAATCCTCGGGTCCTGGTTGCACAGCCATATCACCGGTCTACCCCACTCCTCAACCCTTGCGTCATGATGCAGCTGGCGCATACTAACGTGCCACTGCGCCCCCAACCAATCCTTATACCCGGGCAAGCCCTTAAGGCCGCCCTTCCAATCATCGAATATAGCATATTCTGCCTGTTCCAAGCCCTGAAAAGCTACCTTCCCACTCCACTGTGATCCAAAGTATATGTGCTCGCCAAGTGATCGAGCCCACACAGTCTTACCACATCCGTATGGCCCAAATAGGACTAGGCTCTTGCGTCTATTGAACTTAATTAGCATGAGTCACATTCAACACAAGGCGAAGGAGTACCGGGGTCCCCTTTGGGGTGGTACGGTATAGAGCCGCAACAGCCAATTGGTCGTTGCCACCCGGCGAGGGGGTTTTACCCTCTATGTGTCCGCTCTTGCACCTCGAAAGACGTACCTCGCTCGTGATTTGCCAGATCCAATAGCAGACTGTGACAGCCACTCATCGATTCCCGGAGCTTCTGACGTGTCAAAGATAGCGCCATGGGGCTGATCGTATACGGCCACTCTGTCGTTCCATTTCCAATTGGCGTAAGCCCGGAAGTTTGGGAAGCTCCGCACAAGATCTCTCGGAGCCAGTTGGTCGCAAAAGTGCAGAAACTCGTCAGCAGATCCAGCATGTGTCGCCGCAGACCAGAAATTATCAGGGTCCCAATCGCAATCTCCGCCCGGCCGTCCAAGCCCTCCCGCAACAACATCCCCATCTTTGATCGCGTAGTCGTAAGCTTTCGCTGGAGTGCGTCCAATAGGCTGGATGTTTGGGTGCTTGCCTCCCACATCGAATATACGAACCTTTCGCGTCGAAAAGAGCCGTCCGAAATCTGCGAATACATGGTAATGAATTCCGCCATCAGCGTGACTCTCTCGTCCAATGATACACTCCGCTCCCAGGTCTCCAAGCAGGTCCACAACTGTCCAATAATCGAAGTCGAGTCCTGACTGGGCGTAGGTGAAAAGGACATATCTG